ATGAGTTTACAACATTTATGAAAGAAAGAGACCCTAAAGGATACAAAGAACTAGAACAAAAGGTAGAGCTTTCTAATTTTAAAACAAAAGGTCGTAAAGAAAATTCAGACGGCGGACGTATTGGTTACAAAGTTGGTAGTGTTGATAAGATGAGAAGATTATTTTTAAAAGCTATCGGAGCTGGCACGGCAGGTATTGGTGCAGCTAAGTCTGGTATATTTTCTGGAATAGGTAAAACCGGAGCTAAAGAAGTTGCAAAAGAAGTTGCACAGCAAACTACATCGAGTATGCCTCCTGCCTATTTCTTTAAGCTTGCAGAAAAAATTAAAAATAGTGGTGATGATGTTACAAAAAGATTTGCAACTAAAGATAGGGAAGTTGTTACAAATTATCAAAGTAAAAATGGTGATTTTGAAATGTATGAAGATTTAGATACAGGTGATGTTAGAATCAAAATTACAAAAGGTGATCCAGATGCTCCTGGATACAATCAACAAGAATTAACTTTAACTAAAGGCCAGGCTGATGAAACTACAAAAGTGACTCCAGCAGATGAATATGATGAGTATACTGTTAAATCAGATTTTGATGGTAAGATGAAAGATATTGAAGATGGGTTAGATGACATCGAAGATATAATAGACGAAATTGGAGTTGAAAATATTACAGTAAAAGATTTAGAAAAGGCTGGATATATTCCTGAAAGATTACCTTATGAAGTAAGAAAAAAATTAGGAATTAAAGATGCACCATCAATTAAATATGCAAGCGGTGGATTAGCCTACATGTTAGGAGAGTAATGAATCCTTATAGACTTAAAGATGTATTTAATTATCTAACATCTAACAACCAACTACTTAAAAGAAAATTAAAACTGGGTACTGATGAAATACCTACCCCTCCTAAAAGAAGTGATGTTACAACTATAGAAGCAATCAACAGATTTAACAAAGCCAACCCTAGAGTTGACACTACAAATCTAAAACCTCTTTCTGTAAAACAATCGAACGTTAAACAATCTAACGTAGATCAAGCTGATGAAGGCGTGATCCAAGGTGCGTTCGACACGGCTACTAGAGAAGCACAATCAGAAGGTTTCCCTGCACCTAAGTATGAGGCGTTTAAGAAAAGATATTTAAGAAAAAATATGAAAGCAGATGGCGGACGGATTGGTTTTTTGAAAGGACAATTAGTTCGACAAGGACCTAATACTGGTAAAGTTGCAGTTAGGGATTTAAAATTAATAAAAAATAAAGAAGGAAAAATTACCAATCGTCTAACAGCTTATTTTAAAGATATGGATGCTGCAAACGCTGCTATTCAAAAACATAAAGAAGGAGAGTCTGGACAATTAAAATTTAAAAAATCTAAAAAAATTTTAAATGATCCTAAATTAAAAGCAGAATTTTTAAAATATTCTATGGGTAAAGATGTTACCGGAAAGATGATAAGAAAAAAATATAATTTAAGTAATGAAGAATTTTTTTATGGAGGTTTAAGAGATATTATAGACAAAGATTTTTTACAGTATTCTAAGTCTCAAGCTTTAAAAGCTAATACAATCAAAAATATGTTATTGTTACATAATGATAAACTATCAAAAGATTATATTAGAAACGGTTTAATAGTACCAGATGATATTGTAGCAAAATTAGGTTTAAACATGTCTGAGGCTGCAACAGCTACTGCTAGATTAAGTCAACATTATTCAGGTATGGATTTTGGTTTTAAAGAACTAAAATCAATACGTCGTAATAATAAAGCTGGGAGTGAACTTTTTGCATCTTTAAATAATTTTAAATTTGGAAACCCCTATAGATCAAATCTATATAAAATTTCTCTACAACTTATTGATGATCAGTTAGGAAATGAACAAGGAACTTTTGGGTCTTTAAAAAAGAAAGCTGCATATATTTTAAAAAAAAATAAAATTAAAGGTTTTGATATTAATGAGATAGCCGGTGTTACTGGAACAGCTAAAACAGGTGTAGGTGAATTTTCTCAATTTATAGATGTAATGGATAGTAATTTAAATCAAAAACAAATGGCATCTTTTCAAGCAGCTTTTTCTGTAGCTAGACAAAATATATTAAATGATGCAAATAGTTTTACAACAGAATCAAAAAAAATTAATAAGTTAGCTGGAATATTTGAAAGAGAGTATGGAGTTAAGTTACCAAGAATAAGAGCTCTTGATGACGTAGAAAAATATTATTCTCCCAAAAGACTTGAAGAATTAAAAAATCAAGGACTAGATATAAAAGCTGCTTCTAAAAAATTAGGTTATACAGTTCAAATGCCATCAGGTGCAACGACTATAAATGAGTTTGTAGGTGATCAAAAAATACAAGCAAAGGTTTTAAGAAAGATGGGTTTTAAATGTAAGTTTGCAGGATCGAATGGTGGACTTGGTAGCTGTGACGACCCAGCTTCTTACATTGATGATATTAATAAAACACAAGCAGATATAAACTCTGATGATCCTACGGTTAGAAACAAAGCAATAGTTAAAAATAGAAAAGCTTTGGACATAGCAAAGACTATTCCAAAGATCGGAAAGTTTGTACAAAAAGCAGCTCAAGTAGGAGCCAGTATTATTACAACTCCATTAAAAGCATTGGGTCTTACAAGTCCAATTGGTGTTGCAATCGAAGGTGCAGTTGAAGGAGGTATATATGACTACTACAGAGCACAGGGATATAATCATAATCAAGCTTACGCTGAAACTTTTACACCTAAAGCAGTAACAGACGCTGTAGGTATTACTGACACAGGTGTAGGTGCTTTTGAGGGTGCACAAAAATTACTTGATGCAGAAAAATTTGGTGCAGTTCAATATGATATAGAGGGAAACGAAATTGGAATTAAAACAGGCAATCCAGAAGGTTTAGCTAAACAATATAGTGATTTATATAAAAATTATGAACAAGAATATAATAAATATGCAAACATAGCTAATTCTTTAGATCAAATAAAAAGTTATGGAGGACCTGATTTAAATAATTTAGAACAACAGTTAAAAATACAAATAGCTAACGTTAATCGAGCGGCAAATGCTATTAAACCAGGAACTCCTGCATATGAAGCGTTTCAAATTGCAGAAGAAAATCAAGCAGGAAGAATGGACAATCGAAGAAGAGAATACTTAGAAAAAACCAGAGGTACTTCTGAACCAAGTGAATTTCAAAATTTAAAAAAAGAAAAAGAAAGAGGAAAAGAGATGATAGAAATGTTTCCTATGTATACTCCAGAAATAACTGATAGTATGTATAAACAAGCTAATATAAAACAACCAGAAAATTTTGATTATAATTATTTTAATAATATGATGAGAGACCAAGATAAAATGGATTATTTTGCAGATAACTTTAGACTTGAAAAAGCATCAGGAGGCATAGCAAGCCTAACAAAGACCATTCCACCAGCATCAGGACCAACACCTCATGGGTTGCGTTATCCATATAATAATGTTAAGAAGATAAAGGAGTAATAAATGGCAGATATAGATAAAGGACTCCCGAACACTAGAACTAAAATTGAGATTCCTTCAGAAGAGGAATTGCAAGAAGTTGCTGTTCAGGATGAAAACGTAGAAGAATTAAAAGGACCAGTTGAAGTTATCCCTGAAGAGGATGGCGGAGCAACAATCGATTATGATCCAGGTGCAATAAACACTTCAGGTTCAGAATCACACTTTGATAACCTAGCAGATATTTTACCAGAAGATGCAGTTGAACCTATTGGAAACGAGATGGTTCAAAACTACATGGATTATAAATCATCTAGAAAAGAATGGGAAAGTGCTTACACAACTGGATTAGATCTATTAGGATTTAAATATGAAAATAGAACTGAACCTTTTCAAGGAGCAAGTGGTGCAACTCACCCAGTTCTTGCAGAAGCAGTAACTCAGTTTCAAGCACAAGCTTACAAAGAATTATTACCAAGTGATGGTCCAGTTAGAACACAAGTTATAGGAATTAAAAATCCACAAACTGAACAACAATCGCAACGTGTTAAAGATTACATGAATTATTTAATCATGGACACAATGAAAGAATATGAATCAGAATTTGATTCTATGTTATTTCATTTACCACTTGCAGGATCTACATTTAAAAAAGTTTACTACGACGTACCACTTGGAAGAGTGGTATCGAAGTTTGTACCAGCGGATGAATTAATTGTACCGTATACGGCAACCTCATTAGACGATGCGGAAGCAGTTATTCATACCGTGAAAATTTCAGAGAACGAATTAAGA